CTCGGAAGCAACATCTCAGGACGTCATCGCTTACGGGATGCTCCTTTATCCAGAGCTCACTGGCTAAAGGCTAAGATTTAAAGAGCTCGCCTCTTGCACCCTGGCCTTCGGGTCGCTTGAGGTTAAAACAATAGAAGGACACTAAGCATGTAGATCTCAAGGCCTAGTGCTGGCGGACGCGGGTTCAATTCCCGCCGTCTCCACCACCTTGCAAGAGAAAAGCCCCTGATTTCAGGGGCTTTTTTTTATTCACAACGCCGAGTTTCAGAGCTAACTGTCAACCAAGCGTCAACGGTCTGCTTTTGGCTTAGACGACTGCAACCACGACGTTATGTAGTTTGCTCCAATGGCGCCTACGATCGCAGGAAATATAAGAGTCCAAACTTTAATTTCAGAAGCTGCAGCAGAAGCTTCATCAGTCGTTACATGCCCGTTGTTGGCGAACCACGGCATCAATGATTCCAAGTCTGTCATAATCGCCAAAAAATAAGTAGCAATAAGAACCAAAAGACAGCCTGACGCCAATGACTTGATGCTCCACGCAGGCTCTCCCTTAACAAAGAGAAAAACAAGTAGAGTGGGAAAAACCCCGAGACCAACAGCAAAAGAAAAATGCAGATCCGCAACAGATGATTCCATAATATAGCGACCTTATTGTAGGACGTTCATGTGGACACCGATAATACACAAGCGACTTAAACCAATCTATATATCATTGTTTTTATTGTCTATTGTCCTGAACAAGGTTTAAACCGAAGAACTTCCTCCAAATGCTCGGCACTCAAGTGGGCGTACCTCATCGTCATGGTGATAGACGAATGCCCCAGAATTCGCTGGAGAGTCAGAATATTTCCACCATTCATCATAAAGTGGCTTGCGAATGTGTGGCGGAGAATGTGCGCACATTGGCCCTGGGGTAGGTTCACACCGGATCGGTCAACCGCTCGCCTGAATGCTGAAATGGTCGAGGTGCCGAAGCTGCCGTGTTCCTCAAGGTGAGCTTTGAGGGTTTTATAGAGTTCCTTGGAGATTGGAACCGATCGTTTCTTACCGGACTTGGTTTGATCGTACGTCACGCGATATGGCTTGAGCCTATCCAGTGTCAGGCCTTCGGATTCTGACCACCTGGCGCCGGTTTCCAGGGAAAGCCTAGCCACCAGAAAAGCGTGCGGATTGGTGGTTCTCTCCTTCAGCTCGGTAAAGATCGCCCGAATTTGATCGTGATCGAGATACCCCATTTCCCGTTCCTGGATCTTAATCGGCCGGATCTTGCTGAACGGATTGGCGTAGCTGATTTCTCCGGTGCGGTGCAGCTCGTTGAACACAGCATTGAGATAGCCCAGATCGTTATTGCAGGTTTTGGGCGAGATCCCGTCTTCGATTCGTAAGGCACGGTAAACCAGGTAATCGTTGGCTGTGAGCTTTGAGGCCATTGGATTACCGAACGATTCTGCAATTCGTTTCAGGTGCCGATACCGGCGCTCCCCATCCCGCAGGTATTTGCCATGCGCCAGATACCAGGTTTCCAGCACTTCCAGGAGTTTCCGCCGGTCCTTTTTCAGCTGGGGAATCGGTGTTCCAGCGTCATGCTGGCTCAGAGCCCAACGTTCGAAACGCTGTGCATCAGCCTTTGAGTCAAAGGACTTCCGGACACGCTTCTGCCCTCTTCCACCTGGCTGGATGTCTACCTGCCATCGTCCCGATGGTAGCTTTTTGATCATGCTGCCACCTTGGTTAACAGTCGTCGTTTCGTGAGTCCGTCCTGGACGAGCTGGAAGAGTTCGTTTTCGTAGATTTCCCGCCTTCGGTAGTAGTTACACAAGTCTTCCCAGAGTCCGGATTTCTTGAGGCAATCCCAGGCTTGTCTGGCATTGAAGCGGTTGCGTGCATAGATGCTCAGGAGATTGCCGAAGGCGAGAGATACGTTCTTTTCGTTGCCGCAACCGGGTTCCTTTTTTGCGCGTTTGTAGAGCAGATCGGGGGCGCTGTAGCCAAAACCAATATCGTCCCGGAGCTTGGTCCAGATGGGGTGACACCACTCGCGTTTGACCTCGTAGCGGTTGGATTTCAGGGCGTACTGCCACAGGCCGGTGAGGTGCGGTACCGCGTCCATGAAGGTGTAGATGGGTTTCATGCCGCTGGTGCCCTGGGAGATCTCGTTGACGATGCGGTGATGGAAGCGGATTTCCAGGCGCCACACGGGTTTGTCAGGGTCGTAGCAGGTGTCGGGGAAGGTATCTTCGTTGACGGCACATTCCCAGATGGATTCCATGAAGGCGCGTTTGTCGCTGACGTCGATTTCTTTGGATTTGTCGTAGAGGCAGACCTGCAGGCTGTTGGCTTTGCCGAAGGTGTAGGTTTCACCTCGGCCATTGATGGTGGCGCCGTCGAGGCCTTTGAATACCAGGTCACTGAGGCCGTTGTGGACGGTGATGGTTTTGGCTCTTGTGACGAAGTGTTGGGCGAAGTCCTGGGGCGGTTCCCAGCCCTGGAAGTCGACCGCCAGGTGAAGGGCGATACCGACGGGCCGGATGCCTTTCAGGAAGAACATGCCCCACTCGGCCAGTTCGTCGTGGATTTCCTGGCTGGAGCGTTCGTACAGCCATCGGGGAGAGGTTTCGATTTTGACGTGTGTGCCCTGGGAGTCGGCTTCGGCGTAGAAGTTCTGTATCAGGATGGTAAGGCCGTATTCCCGGTTTTGCAGGATGTATTTGAAGCCACCGCGTCTTCCGGACTGGACTCTGAAGTCTACCCCGTTGAATTGGATGGTGGCGTCGTAGCTTTCATTGTAGGCCTCCACGATCTGGGCCAGGGGTTCGGGTTTTAGTCGGCCTTCGAACAGTTGGCGGACGGTATCCACTCCGGTCCACAGGACGTTGACGTTCTGAAGGTTCACTTGCTGACCTTCCGGGCCGATGAACAGATCCCCTTTCCCGATTTCCCCGGTTCGGATGTCCATGCGTTCAAAGTCTTTGATTTTCATCTGTGGCCTTCTGTGGTTGTCTGTGGTGGAAAATCAACTGGCGTTGTTTTCTATGAGACGTGTTACAGGGACGTCTCTGGGGCTTCGCCCCGGCGCCCGCGGATCGCTTGCTCCTCGCGCATCGTCGCTAGCGCTCCGCGGGCGCCGGGTCTTCGGCTTTCGTGATCAGAGGTGGAAACACGGCCGGTTCAAAGGTCGGCCTGGGGTCGGGCTCTTCACTGCGCATGCGCTGGCAGTAGAGTTCCTGGACGCGCTCCCCTTCCCACCAGAGTTGGCCGTGACACTTTCGCAGGTAGAGAACTCGATAACCGAAGCTGGCCAGGTCCTGCTGGGTGAGCGCGAATTCGCCTTGCGTGTCTTTTCCCTGGAACAGGTAGAGGCGGTTCACGCTGCCGGCGATGCGTAATTCGACGTCGGCAAAGGGGTGTTCCGGGCTCTGGTTCGAGTCCTGGTTCGGGTTTGAGGTTATAGAACGCTCAGCCTCGCTATCAGGCGCAGGGCGGCCCCCATCAGTACCATCAGGGTCAGGGCGACCATCAGCCGTATCACTCTCAGGAACAGCCACCGGATCGCCCGAGAGGCGTGCTTTTTCCCTTTCGATAATGTTGTACGCCTGATAGCCGAGTAACGAGAAGCTGCCGACGATAACCACAGCTGCAAACTGCAGCTTGCGATCTTTAAGGATTGAATGACCCCCAACCACCCCTTTGGCTTTGCCGGTTTTGGTCGACTGGTAGCACTGGAAGACGCGGAGGTCGACTTTGTACTCTTTTGGGACACCGATGCTATGGGAGGCAGCTTTTCCGCTGTTTTCAGGGTCATGTTCCAGTTCCCTCCATTTGTTTTTCTTCCAGGGCACGATGTGCCCCATTTGCCAGTGCCGGAATGCCTGTTGGGCACTCTGGCGGATTTCTTTGTGGATCTTTCCGATGTTGGGTGTGCACAGGAACAGGTCCCAGTTGTAGTGACGGTGCATGTCGAAGGCCAGGAGGACGTCGGCCGGGCGGTTGTCGCGTTGAGCGGCTTCTTTGCCTCCGGGGTAATCGAGCTGTTCGATTCGGAAGTCACGGCGTGCTGCCGGGTACACGGCCTGGGCTTCATCCAGAACGATCAGAGCGCCGATCGGCACCCAGTGAAACCATCGTGCGGCGTATTCGAGGGCGTCCCGGGTTTCGGTTTCGAGGTTGATGATTCGTGATTCAGGGCCGCAGGTGACGCCAAAGGCTTCTTCCACGCGTTCAATGGAATCGAGGCCGCGAATGTTGGTGACGACGCAGCGGCCCTCGGGGTAGTCGCTATCCTGACCGGTGAGTGCGGGAATGACATAGCGTTGAACCACTCCGGCGGACTTGTAGGAGCCAGGTGGGCCATGATGGATGTTGATGGTCATTTGAAGACTCCCATGACGTAGCGGGTCAGATGGGCGTTGAGCACGATGTTCAGGGCATCGGGGATGCGAAAGTAGGTCAGCGCTCCCATGACGTTGGAGTCGATGGAACCCCAGTACTGGTTAATGGTGCCGGAGATGTTGAGCTGGTTAAGCACTTCCTGGGCGACGTCCCAGGAGAAGCCCACGAAGTAGATTTTGGCTTTGGTCACCCAGATGACGTACCAGGCGGAGAGTTTGACCATGATGTCGTCAAGAAAAGCCGGGATTGATTCCAGAAAGCCCCAGAAGGCGCTGAAGAAGTCTGTTATGAATTCCATCAGTCTCGTGCTCCCATGAGAATTCCCAATGCGAGGAAGGTGGCGACAAATAGGATGATGGAGCCGAGGATGGAGAGGTCGGCTCCGAACTTGGACAGGCCGGCGTTGAAGCTGTGGCCGAACAGGGTCACTTCGTTGTCCTGCAGGGTGCCTGATCCGGTGAATGAGCCGAAGGAGGCGGACATCTCAGCGCGGATGTTGGCGATGAGGTTTTCGTATTCACCCTGGACGGCGTTGAGCTCTTCGAGCCCGTCGGAGATTTCGAGGGTGATGGGGTCACCGCTCCAGGTAATGGGTGGTTCTTCGTCGTTTCCGTCACCCTCTCCACTGCCGTCGCCGCTTCCGCCTCCACCACCGCCCGGAATGTTGCCGATGGCGTCTTTGAGATCGCCAAAACCTTTTTCGAGTGCACGGCCAATGTTGCTGCGTTCGTTGTTACCCTCACCCAGCAGTCCTTTGATGTCCTGGAGCTGGCCAGCCATGCCGTTATCGTCGGCCTGGCCATCGCCGTCACTGTCACCATCGCTGGTGTCGTTGGGGTTGTTTTCGATGTCTTCGTTAACTTGTCCGCAGGCGAAGCTGTCGCCGGAGATCATGAGGACGCTGTCGAAGCCCCCAGGGCAAACAGGCGGGTTGGAGTCGTTACTGACGCAGTATCCTTCCCAGTCGCCTTCAGCGTTCTGTTGGTAAGCGTAACGATGGTTGTCCGGGCAGCTGGTTTCTCCGGAACAGACGTTGCGGTGGTCGTCACCCCAGCCGATGGTGCCCTGGAAGTCGTCGGAGGACTCGCTGCATTCGAGTTCGGGCAGTGTGTTGCAGTAGTGATCCAGGGAGCTGCCGGACGGGCATTCGGTGACGCATTGTTGGTTGTCCGGGTTGTAGAACTCGCCGAGCTCCTGGCACTCGGCGGGTTCTTGAGGTGTAACGCACTGCCCAGTGTCGGGGTGTATGTAATTTGGAGGATCACAAGAAGGGGCTTTGCATTGTCCTGTTGATGTGTCTATTCCGTCTTCGCACGTTCCGCCAGCAAGCCAACGATACCCGCCCCCATAGCAAAAATTGCTATTGTTAGAATCGCAATACTTCCAAATTCCCGCCTCACCAGAAGAATTTGGACTCGAATAAACAGATCTGAAACAATCATATCGCCAACTAGATATCTCAGCAGTACAAGCCGCGTAAGCTTCAGGTTCCGTTGGATACGGATTAGCAAACGCCTGGGAAATACTAAAAAAACAAAGCAGCAGGATTAGACACGATTGAACAGATAAACGCATACCATCACCAACTAAAAAGGGCCGGAATCCGGCCCTTACACAGTCCGGTAGCCGGACACGAAACAGCCTGTCCAGAGACAGGCTATTAAGATGCTCGTGAGCATTACCGGTTGAGCAGTCGCAGGACGATGCCCACACCGAACACCACGGCGGCTACCGCGATGACAGCTGCAACCGCTGCCGTGGTGTTGGTGGTGGCGTCTCCCTGGGCGGCGGTGATCTCCGCGCTGTGGTCCACGGCGAACGCGGTCACGGAGGTACCGGCTGCAGCCAGTGCGGTGCCAATCTTGGCTGCGCGCTTGCCGAAGCGGGAGCGGGCCATGGCCCAGGTTTTGCCGTTGTGCTGCTTTTCCATTTCGATGATGTCGTTCATGTCGTTTTCCTTTC